GAGGTTACCATGAAGGTAACCCCAACCACACACCCGGTGTTCCCAGCGAGAGGTTTAGCCGGGGATCACAATGGCTTCACAGAGCGCCTTGCCGTCGATCACCTTGTAGCCGTAGACCTGAAGGCCACGGAACAACTGACCGAAGGTGCGCTCGGAACGCATCGTCTCGACGTTGGTCATCTGCGACGCGAACGTGAGGCCATGTGCGTGACCGGCGTAGAACAGCCACTCGGTGGCGGCGAGGCCCGCAGCGGTGCCGTGCGGCAGCAGGTTGGAGGTGTAGACCATGAAGCGGTCCACCATGCCCAACTGGCCGTTGCGCAGCATCGAGACGCTATCGCCCGACAGGTAAGCCTGACGGAGTTCCGACTTCTTGATCATCGCCGTCGCCCACGCAGGCATGACGATCCAGCGACCGTCCTCGGGGATGTTCTGTTCGTCGAGGCACTGCCCCATGCGCATCATGATCTCCAGCACCTCGACGGTGCCAGCCACGACCGGGTTCGCAAGCCGCGAAACGCAGGTCATGGGAGTGCCCGTCACGCCCAGATTGATCGAGCCTGAGATCGCGCCTGCCGTGAGGCCACGGTTGAGCGCCGAGCCCTGATGGACGATGCCCAGCAACACGTCAGTGTCGATGGTGATCTTCATCTGCTGCGCGGCGTCGTCGGACCAGATCGACATCAGGTTGATGTCAGACTGAACCTTCATGATGTCGTCGAGGATCGTGTTGAAATACTTCGCCTTGTCGATGGTGAGATCGACGATGTTCGAAGCCGGACGATCCACGCTGAGATCGCCACCGACGAGGTAGTCGCGGATCGTGATCGTCGGCTTGGTGCGGATGTGCACCTTGTCGCCCTGACCGGAAATCTCGCCCTCGTAGGCCGTGTTCGAAATCGCAGCCAGCACGGTCGCGGCGTAGAACTTCTCGATCAGCTTGCCTGACCAGATCTCGGGGATGAACGTCCCCGTATAGGCAGGCGCAGGCTGCAACGAGCCAGCCGGGTAGATGACAGGTGAAGTTGCAGCGCCTGCGAGACCGATTGCCATGGCTATCTCCCTACGCGCGACGGGTCACATAACCACGGGCGCGTGTGATGCGTTTATCCGATGACCCTCCCTTCCAGTTGCGCAGCGAAGATGTCCGCCTCAATGGCGTTTTTCTCAGCGTCCCTACCGCGATAAGCACCGCGATTGGCATCACGATAGAACTGGGCGATCTGGGTCGTGGTGTACGTGGGTTTTTGCTCCGCATGGCCACCAACGGTTGGCGCTGCAGTAGCTGCCCTCCCCGGTGCTGCAAGGCTAACCAGCGGGATCCGGTTGCTCGGAGCCTGCACGGGGGCAGGGGGAGCAACGGGTTGCTGCTGGCTATTCGCAGGACGCTGGGAGGCGTCGCTCGTAGCGAGATAGCTGTTGAAAATCGCCAGCACTCTGGAGGGCTCGCGGCGCTCCCATGCCTGCGTCAACAACTGCTGACGATTAGCACCGCTGATGGGATCAGGCAAGGCCAACCAAGCCAGCAGTTTGGGGTCGGTGTTCATTTCAACGAAGTTGGGTATCTGCGAAGTCATGTAAGTGATCATGGCTTCTAGCTTCTGCGCATCGTTGTCGGCACCAAGCTGATCGACCCGCTGGGTCACCGTGCCCAGCCCCTGACTGACCATCGCCTGCGCCTCGGCACGCGCCGCACGCCGGATCACGTCAACCAACTCGGGGCCGAACGCCTCGACTTCCTCCTCGCTCAAACCTGCCGGGGCGGGACCACTGGGTGGGACAGCATGCCCGTTGGTGGGCTGCTGCTGAGGCGGGCGTACAGCGTTATGGAGGTTCTGGTTCTCCTGCACCAGCCTGCGGATCTCGGCGGTCATCGCGCCGATCTGATCGTTCAGCTTGGTGAACTGACCCTCGTAGCGGCCCTTCTGGGACTTGAACGCGTGCTCCCACGAGGCTTCCTGCGTTCCCGGCTCCGCGCTCGTCGCAGGTACCTCCGGGGGGAGCGCAGGCGGTGGAGGGGCATTGGGATCAAGCGGTGGAGCCTCAGGAGGCGGCGCTGGAGGCGTTTGCGTCGGATCTGCTGTCCCCCGTGTAAGATCAGTGGTGGGCCGCATGTCATGCGGGATCGCCACGTGAGGAGGCGGCGGCGCGTTGGGATCACCACGCAGGCGAGCTTGTTCCTCGGCTATCAACTGGTCGGCGCGTGAAATTCTCGCCTGCACACTCGGAGGTATCACATTGAGCTTGGCAGGTACTGTGTCCGGTGGCGGGGCGACTGGCGCGGCGGGAGCGGCGCTGGGAGCCTGTGCCATGTTTATTACTTCCTCTCGTTAACCATGTGCTGACGTGCCTTCTCAGTGCACTGATTGAAGATCTCCGCGATCTCGTTGGCCTGTTGTGCCCGTCCCTGCGCCTGCAAGATGCTATCCTGAGGGGCAGCGGTTAGGGACATCACGCGACGAGCGGCGAAGGCTGCAAGAGCCATTCGAAGGGCATCCCACACATCCTGTGGTAGCTTGGTTTTTGCTTCGTGGGCGGCGAGCGCCAGATCGAGTTCCTGAGTGTTCACCTAGTTGCTATACTTCGGGTTCACCCATGTGTTCAATGTCGGCATAGCTACCGGGAGCGCCCGCGCCGCTGGGGGTCGCCTTGGCATAGTCGCCAAGATCAGCACCCCCCGGCATCTGCGAGAGAGATTTCAACGCCCCCCTGCCGGGAAGCATCTGTGAGCCCTTGCCCTGATGCTGGAACACCGGCTTGTTGTTGAACTTGAGCTTGGGAGGCTTCATGTGACCCTCCTACGCGAACGTCTTGGGCATTTTCGGCGCGCCGGGGATCTTCGGCTGCTTGAGCTTGAGCACGGCGTTGGCCCCCTTGCTAAGCTGAGACCCGCGTATCTTCGGGATCGGCGCGACGTTCTGCACCGCCTTGGTCATGCGCAGCGGAGGTAATCCCTTAGCCATGACGTGCTCCTAGTGCTGCCAGCCCTGCTTGCAGCTTTTGTTCACGTGGTGAGTGCAGCCCTTGACGAGCCCGCCCTTGGCGTAGCCTCTCTGTTTGCGCTGCGCCTGATCTTCCGCATCGGAACTTTTCTGAGCTATGTCGTCGAGCATCTTGCGCCTCGACAACTCACCATGCAGCGACATGAGCTTGCGAGTACCTGCGCGCTCGTTGCCGTAAGAACTATCGTTGGGATACACACCGGCATCGACCGGAAACGGCTCTGACGGCTCGGGCTTGTCGGCCATAGTTACCTCCTATGTTACCAGTGTGGTAACTTAGTAAGCCGTGGACTTGCCCGGTCGAGCAGGCACGCTGCCACGGTTGGACATCATCGGATGCGAGCCGCCCGAGGCGAACTTGCCGCCGTCGCCCGAGCGCGCCACCACGGTCGTGTTGGGCGTCTGCGGTCCAGCCGACGCGGTGGCCTGAGGGTTGAACGCACCCGGCCCACCACCCTTGGCGAACTTGTCGGAGCCGCCCGCGCTGTCGCGTGACGCGACGGCTGCGTTGGGCTTGGCATGGTTGGCTGCCGCCGTAGTCTGAGGGTTGAAGCTGCCGGGGCTCCCACCAGAAGCGAACTTCGGAGACGACTTCGAAACGACTTTTGCCATGGTTATCTCCTATCCAACGCCGCCTGCGATGATACCCGGACGGCGCGCCTGCAGGTTGGTGCGCGGCCCCATATCCTGCGTCGCACCCGGTTTCTGCCCACCTTGAGCTTGACCGGCCTGCGTTGCAAGGGACGGCTTACCCTGAGGACCACCCTGAGGTCCACTCGGCCCACCACCGGGAGGGCCACCACCGGGAGGGCCACCACCGGGAGGCCCACCCTGCTGATCCGGGGGCAAACTGGCCTGCGCCGCCTTGGCGGCTTGCTCGGATTTCTGCTGCGCGGAGATCTGCTCGTCGGTGGGCACGATCTCGCCGGGGAGCCCCAGCCCCTCGGAGACGGCGCGCAGCACCTTGGCGCGACCCTTGACGCCCATGATCTGGCTGTCCATCGGGTTCGCCGTGATCTGCAGGAACTCAAGCTGACGGCTCCGCTGGGTCTCGCGCTGCACGGCGACGGCGACGCCCTTGACCACAACCTTTTCCTCACCCGTGAGTAATCCCGTCTCGTCGGTGAGCAAAATCATATCGGTCACAGCCGTGAGCGCCGGATCCATGACTTCACGGTCGATGTTGGCCGCCACCGTCTGCAGGATCTTAGACGCGTTGCCCATCAGCATGGCCAGTCCCGACGCGGTGCGACCGGCACCGCCACCCGGAGAATTACCCTGCAAGTACCTCGGGATGGCGCTCTGATCGTCGGCCATTGCTCCCAAGGCTGTGTAAACCGCGAGCAACTCTTGGGCGTTGGACTGAGGCTGAAAGAAATCCACAGGCTTCTGCGTCGAGTTGGAGTTCGTCGGATCCTCGGTGACGTGCCAACGCTTCCAAGGGAACATGTCCTCGCCGGTCTCGCCTCCCGCTAACCGATCATCATTGACGACGACCTGAGGCCCCGAGGCGATGGAGAGATTGTTCATCAGCGCCCGCAGCGTCCCGTTCGAAGTTTCTTGAAGATCGCTGAGAATATCAGGCAACGCGTTGCCGACGGGCGTGCCGGGGACTTTCTCGAAACTGGTCAGATAGTAGGGAGGCCGACGGCGAGGCGAGGGGCTAAGCTGAACTTTGATCAGATGCGGCCCGATCATCCATGCTTCCACCGCGTAGTCACGCATCTCGTCGGGGATTTGTAACTCCGTGAAGCCTAAGTTCTTGAGCAAAAGTCCTTGGACGTTGCCCGTGAACTTGTAGCTCGTGATCATCAGCGAGCGGTTCCAGAGAGGATTTTCACGGCTCTCCAGAGACGCTCGCGGGCTATCAGTGCGGTCCCAAGTGTCCACAAACCCAGATGCGCCATAGTCCTGCAGCACCTTGCGTATGGCGTCATGGTTGTAACCCGGCAGATCGAGCAGATCGTTGAGTTCCGCCCTCATAAATCTTTCGCGCTCGATGAAGGCTGCGTTGGCTGCGTCGCTGACACCGGGCGTGAACCAAATATCGAAGGGTGACACGCGCGCCCACATCAGCCGGGGGATCATCTTCTGGACAGGTGACTGATCTTCCCACTCGACCTCGGTGACGATCTTCACCACCGGCCCCTTGATGCAGGCGAAGGGAAACAGGGGAATGTCGGTGAGGAATTCGGCAAGGGCGTCGTAGAACCCACCCTCCCTCAACAAGGTCTCGATCTTGTTCTCGGCTATCTGCGCCTGCTCGGCACTTTTCACCGTGGCGGCATCGCGCATGGCCAGCATCAGTTGGCGCGTGCGGTCCCGAACATCCTCGGGCTTGAGCGCCTGCATGGGCTCGCCGTCAGGCCCCGGCTGACCGACATTGGCCATCACGTTCATGACCTCGGCATGAACCTTGTCCACGAGGGTCTTGAGCATTTCCGGGGGTATGGTGGGCTCGGCGGGCGGCGACAACCCCCATGGTCGATCAGCACCGAGGTACACGTCACGCAGCAATGACGACGCCCCCCGGCACTTCATTGCGATCACGCGGGCGTAGACCTCTGACCCGCCGAACCTGCGAATTTCCGCGAGCTTCGAAGGCTCGTACTGGCCGTTGAACGCCCTGAGGGCTGCAAGCAATCTCTCTGTCCAGCCGTAGGCGCTGTCACGGTGGATGCGCATAATCTCCCACTGCTGGCGGATGTACCCCGTGAGGCCCGTCTCGACGATGGGTGTAATCTGCGCCGACTGCTGGGCGGCATAGGCAGCGTCACGCGCTTCGTTCTGCTGCTGGATCTCGGCGTTGCTCTGAAAGTTGAACCCGGCACGCTGAGGAAATCCGGGCGGCACTCCACCGGGAGAGCCCGGTCCTGCAGGGGCAAGGTTCACGGCTGGCATCAGAAAGCGACCATTCGGGTGTGCCTCGACGTACATCAGGTGCGTGGAGTAAGCTGCAGACTAACCGTAACTATCAGGAAATACAATGGCTGCGCCAATCAACCCGGTTGCGACGCTAGGGCTTGATGAAGCCAAACTGCAGAGGCTGGCGACCGAGCTTGCGCGCGAGATGTATGATCCCGCCGACATCCTCAAGATGTTTAGTATCTCCATCGACGACGTGGGCGAGCTTCTCGAAAACAACCTCACGTTCCAGACCATGTACCGGGAGGCGTACCAGCTATGGCACTCCTCGGGAGGCATACGTGATCGCATCGAGGCGAAGGCGCTGATCGTGTACGAACAATCTTTGGAGCAACTCGATAAAGACCTTCACGACACGAACCACCCGCTCTCAGCGAGGGTAGACCTCGCCAAGCATCTAGCCTCGACAGCGCGCATCATCCAGAAGGACGGCTCGGCGGGGCAACTCCAACAGGGTGACCGCATGGTGCTTAACATCTACTTCAAGGGCCAGCCACCCATACAACTGGCCAAGGATATTACCATCGAGGGCGAGCCCAAGTTCGAAGTCCCCGACAAGGTTATTGAGGAAGTTACCACGGTGGTAAGCTGATGCCCGAACAGGTGATCTCCTACACGCCGCCTCCTACGCTGCAGGAGTTCATGCTCAGTCAGGCGTTCTTCAGGATCGCCGCAGGGCCTGTGGGCTCGGGCAAGACGACCTCCTGCATATTTGAACTATTCAGACGCTCCATGCAGCAGGCCAAGGCCGCTGATGGTTTCAGGTACACCCGCTGGGCCATCGTCAGGCAGACGCTCCAGCAACTCAAGACCACGGTGCTGCGCGACATCATGCAGTGGTTGCCGGGAATCGCTCAGTGGCGCGTGTCCGAGAGCACGATCTACATACGTATAGGAGATGTGATCTCCGAGTGGATCCTCATCCCTCTTGAGGATCCCGAGGACCAGCGTCGCCTGTTGTCGATGAACCTGACGGGTGCGTGGATCTCCGAGGGCATCGAGATCGACGCGGACCTGATCCCTCCCCTGCAAGGTCGCATCGGAAGATTTCCCTATGGCACGTTCGGCGTGCCCACGTGGTCAGGTATCATCTGCGACACCAACATGCCCCCCGAAGGCAGCGCGTGGCACGGCATCATGAGCCAACCCTCAGGCGACACTCAGGTGTTCATCCAGCCCTCGGGCTTGAGCGTGCACGCTGAAAATCTCGCCTACCTGCTGCAGGTCGCTGAGACGATTGATTTACCCGTGGATCATCCCGCCCGCATCGAGCAGGGTCGCAAATACTACGAACGTCTGGCCCGCAACCAGAACGAGGCATGGGTCACGCGGTACGTTCACGCCCAGTACGGCCCTGACCCATCGGGCACAGCGGTTTATAGCAGCACGTTTCGTCCGACGTTCCACGTGGTGGACAACCTTGAGCCAACGCCCGGAGGCTTGATCCTTATAGGCCAAGACTTCGGACGTGACCCGTGCTCGGTGATCACCCAGATGGATTATCAGGGACGACTGCTGGTGCTCGACGAAGTGCCCGCCGACGACATTGGGCTCGATCTCCATTGCCGCATGTTCCTCAAGCCTAAGATCTTGGACCTGAGGTATCTGGGGCGACCCATGGCTGTGATAGGCGACCCGTCGGGCGTGTCGAAAAGCTCGATCTTCGAACACACCAGCTTCGACATCCTCAAGAAGTACGGCTTCGTAGCATACCCGGCACCAACCAACGACCTCGATCCGAGGATCAGATCCCTCGAAAGTTTTTTTCTCAGTTCAATAGGTGCGGGACCGGGGATTTTGATTGATCGCTCGCGCTGCCCGGTGCTCCTCAAGGCGCTCAACGGCGGCTATCGTTTCGCCAAGAACGCCCGTGGCGAGGCCAACCCGGCACCCGTGAAAGACAACCACTCCCACATTGCGGAGGCACTCCAGTACGCGTGCCTCGTCGCCGGATCAGGTGCCCATACTCACATCGGGCGGCGCTTCAACCGCCCCCAGCGGCGGCCTGCACCAAGTGCAGCGGGCTGGACCTAGTTTTTAGGCGCAGCCGTCGGTGGCGGCACCGGCAGCGGGAGCGGTGTCACACTCGTCGGGATAGTCGCCCAGTGCCACACACCCATCGGGTCGCGCGCCAGCACGACGACCATGCCCGCAGCGACGTGCGGCGGCGGCGTGGTCGGCAGGCTGTGGTCGGGGATCCCCGGCAGGTGGGGAAGCTCGTGGCCGGGGTGCGGGTGCACACCATGGCCGTAGCCCGGATCGACCGGACCAGCGCCCGCGCCGAAGCCGGGGTCCATCGGGTTGACGGGCTGAATGAAGGCGAGGTTGCCGCCGAGGTTGTGAATACGCGCAAGCATCAGCTTCTCCTATGGATTAACCCGCACGAGCGGGTGAGTTCACCTGATCCTAACACGATCAGGCGGCTCCAGCCTGTCGATAAAATCCAACACAAATTGTTCATCAAGACAGAGCCACGCCGGATCGCGGAACACGTGAAAACAGAACGCTGCCTTGGCATGGTCGAGGTCGCGCGCCTGCTCGCAGCACACCGGCCACAGGATCTCCATGTCGATGCGGCGCTGGAGGGCGTGCCACCAGTCAGCGATCCAGCGGAACATCGGGTCGGTGTTCCTCGTGCAACAGGTCGTGCTTGGCGGTTTCGAGGAACCCCACCGTCTCGATGCGGTTAATATCACCCGACTGGTAAACCGCGAACGACCGGTCGGGCCGCACCGCGACGCACACCATGCCGCAGATCTCCTCGTTCTCGATGTCCTCGACGAGTTGCTTGGCGATTTTCAGCAGACGTTCCTTGAACTCCTGCTGAACAGTTGGCTTGCCGACGACTTTAAGATCAGCGGTCATCCAGCTTAGCCTGCAACTGCCCGAACGCGAACAGCGGCCACGTCTGGCGCAGCGCATCTTCGTAGGCAAATATGCGCCCCTTGCCCTGATCGAAGTTCTCGGGCGACAGCGGTGCGCTCTTGCCCAGAAGCATGAACCCGTTCTTCATCAGCACCATGCACACGGTGAAGCTCGCCAACTTGGGCGGGTAGGGCGCTACCTTGTCGATGTGGTCGGTGAAGTTGGCCGCGTTCGCCAGAGTTTCCCCGTCGATGTAGTAGATTTTCTGCACTTGGCTCTTGATGTAATCGAGCGTGATCCTCGGGTGGGTCGCACCTGCACCGCCCACTTTCTCGGTGGCTTCCAGCGAGGGCGTGTCGGCGTGCTTGGTGGTCATGTCGTTCTCCTCCTGCCACTTCTCGATGATATGCCCGCACTCGGGGCAATAGATATACGCACCATATCCACCGCCCGCGAGGCCGAACCCGACACTGGGCTCGGCCTCGGGATGATCAGGGCAATGATCAGCCATCGAGGGAGAAATCAGGCAGCGATAACGGTGTTCGACGCTACCGGCGATGACGCGCCGATGCCGTTGCTCGCCACCATGTTGCACACGAACGAGTGCGTCGGGTCACCCGACACCAGCGTGTAGGTAGGTGAATTTGTCCCCACCACCACGCCATCCTTTTTCCACTGGTAGGCCCGCGCGCTGGGCGCTCCCGTCCAGTTGCCCAACGTGCAGTTGAGCGTCGAACTCACGCCGACGCCGGTCTGCGACACGAACGGCGCGTCGATCACGGTGGGCGGGTCGGTCGGAGGGATGTCGGCGTCGATGATGACCGCCATCTCCTCCTGCAGGTAGTTGGGCGTGCGGCTCATGACGTAGGTGCGCGCCGCACGCACCGCTGCAGGCTTGAGCTTGGCGTAGAGATCCTGCGCCTCCTCTACCTGCGTCGTCATCAGGGCACCGTCGTCGCGGCGATCTTGGCGATCATCGCGTCCTGATAGGGCGCGGGCGAGTGCGACAAGATGTACTGCACGAAGCCCGCCATGGCCTGCGGCAGCAGCACGGCAAACAGCGCCGTGGCGGCGGCAGCGTCGGCAGTGCCGAGCGCGGGCTGGCCCTGCGTGGGCGGCACCGGCCATGCACCGGCAGCGGCCTGCGGCTCGACTACTGGATCCATAGCGGGATCCACGGCGGGATCGACATAGGGGTCGGTCATCGAATTTCTCCTTGCTTGCTGGCCCTCGACGTAATTGCCTCGGGCTCGGAGTTGGTCGCGCCGCAGTCTAGCCTGTCTCTCGACCCGGCGCATCCGATTTGTGAGCCTATGAAAAACCATCAGTGCGGCATCTCCTGATCACGGGGCTTGTTCGGCCCGCGCACCCTAGAGCGCGTATTCACCACCCGCACGCCCTTGCTCTCCAGAGTTTTTCTCAGGAGTTCGGCATCCGAGGAAGATCTTGCCGAGCCCGCGTCTGCGGGCGAGCCCAAGGGGATGGCACGGAACGCCCAGTCGTCCCACTGGTTATTGAACGAGGGCATGTTGGCGAGCTTGACCGTCGGCAGGAGCCCCTTGGCGCAACGTGCGAACTGGCCTCGCAGGTAAGCCGCGTGCAGGGAGATCGACTTCACAACTCCCACGTATGCCCTTTTAGTAGGGCGGTGCAGAAGGAAGTAAACACCGGGTGCGTTAAGTAACCCTGTCGGCAGGATCTTGTAGATGCCCTCGACGGCAGCGCGCACGTCGGGATTGGTGAGATCGGTGACTGGCATGGTTACTCCTCGGGCTTCCATATGTGGTCGTGCCGCACGGCGTCAATCAGTGATTTGGAGACGCCCAGCGTGCGGGCAAGTACGCGGGCGCTGGTAGCCCGGATGAACTCGACGAGATCGGGCGTCAGCTTCGCCTGACCGTGGTCTATGCCCTTGGCGAACTCACCCAGTCGTCGCCCGTCGGCCATATTCTCCTGATGGGTGCCAGCGTAGGCGTGACCGGGGTTGGGATTGCAGCAGAGCGAGTTGCCGCAGGCATGGTTCACCTGCAAGCCGTCGATGATTGAACCAGACAACCATACAGCGATGCGGTGAGCGGCAAAGCTGCGGTCGGCCACGTCGAAGCGGCCATAGATTTTTACCTTGCCGTGTTTTTTCTTCTTGTTTTTCTGGCCGGTCCACGGCCAGCACTCGGTGGGCGAGCCTTTATTTACCTTGTTCCAGAACCTTGCAACGACGATGGGGGTGAATAGGCCGGGGGTCATAGGCTGAAAGTAGTCATGTGCACGTAACCTGTCAAGGGTTATATAACCATAGAGTTTTTGGGGGAACCCATATTTCTCGATTGGTGGAGCGCGGGCGTGGGGGGCCACCGGCCTGTCCAGTCGGGGGGCCGGGGGGTAGGCCCCTACCATCGTGGTAACACGTTTTGCGAGGGGTGTAAGGCGGTTGACCTTACCTCTCGGCAGCCCACCGCGCCGAACATAAGCGGGTCTTTCGGAACGAGGCGCTGACAACGCCTGCGGTTTAGGGCGGTCTAAAAAACCGGATGGTTCATCGGAACGAGTGTCCACTATGACGCTCAGCGGCGGTCCCCCCTCACGGGCAAGTTACTTCGGGATCGCGAAAATCAGGGAAACCTGACAGGTACGGCCTCACCATATCGCCCTCCTGCACAATCGAACGCGCTGAGTTGTTTAACTGGGTCATGCAGTCGTCAAACCGAGTTGATACGGCGCAAAGCCAACCATTGGGAGGAAGCGGGGAATTTCCCCGCCATCCCCAAGCGTCGCGTGATAAGCGCGGCGCTTCGGGATGGTTACTATGGAGGTTAAACCATGAGAAACTGCCCGGATGGCAAGTACACGCCTAACACGAAGCTAGTCCCCAAGGGATGCGGTTTCGATCAGAGCCTGCGCACCACGTCCAAGGTGCACGCCAAGTATCTTCGCGCGTGTGCCTATCATGCGCAAACCGCCGTGTGGTCTAAGACGGTGGGTGAAGTGAAGCTCGTCAAGGGTTCGCGCGCTTAATAGGCGCGCACTCTCTAAGCCTATGCAAACACGTTTTGCGTAGGCTTAGAGAGTGGAGCGTTGACACGCTACCATTCTGCTAGTTCAATAACCCGTAACCATGATGGTTACAGAAAGCGAGAGAGTAAGATGGACACGATGATGATCGAGACGACTAACGTGGGCGACAACCAGCCCGAGATGACTTCGGAGCAGGCGCAGACCAACGCGTTCCGCTTCGCTCGCGAGTGCGGCAAGGCGGTAGCCAAGGGCGAGATGAGCCTGACCACGTTCGTCGCGAAGATCCTCCCCTTTGCACGTGTGGATCGCCAGTGGATCAAGGCGGACCAGAGCAAGGAACTCTGGATTGAGAACACCACCGCTAGGAACGGTACACTGGCCGACGCGTTCCTCGACAAGGCTAACCCTGAGGGTAACTCCAAGGCGGCCAACGGCTCCAAGCTGCGTCAGCCGCTGAAGCTGGCCAACAGCGTGGACTACACTGAGGAACTCTTGGAGGATACGCTGGCCGAGGTGGCCAGACTTAGGAAGGCGGGCGAGACCACCAAGTCGCCCTATCCTGCGTTCGTTGACGTGTGCCGCGTCCAGTTGAAAGACAAAGACACGCGCCTCACGCTGGAGGAGATCTCGCAGATCGTCTGCCCGACGCAGAAGATCAGCACGGAACTGTCGAAGCTGGAGGCTGCCCAAAAGGCGCTCAAGGCTGCGATCAAAATCCGCGAGGATAATTCCGAGCCGGTCTGCACGGGGACCGTGCGGGCTGAGGCGCTCGTGTCTGACCAGATCGCCGCGCTTAAGCAAGTCGCGTTGCAGTTCAAGGCGCGTCGTGCTGCCATCGCCGCTGGCCTGACGGTGGTCTAAGCCTACCACGATAGTAACCTCGCCCGGTATAGACCGGGCGGGGATTACTTAACCAGTGTGGTAACCATACTGGTTTAGTAATCCTGAAACGAGGTGGTCAATGGACACGGCGAAGATCCTGCGTGAGTACGCGCGGGTGAAGAAGCTGCGCGCGTGGACACGTGCGGAGAAGCAGGCTGCGTACAAGCTATGGCGCAAGTACGGTATACACGCCACGCCGCCTAAGCGACCTAGTAATTGATTACCTTGGTGGTTACTGATTACTATTGCGTTCATACATAGGTCGGCAGTAGCCGGGGAGATCTGTTAGTTAGTTTAGATAATATAATATAATGAATGAAATGAATAGAGTAAAACAGAAACACACCCCGCGCAACCGGTCGATAGGCCCGATAGTTGTACTATTTGGCTACTACACTAGTAACGTGTGGGCGTAGGTGGGTTTACCCCCCTTCTATTGTTTTTGAAGCCTATTCATTCTTTATTACCAGTAGCTACG